TTTAGGTGTACAATGAGGGTCACCTATAACTAAGTGCGTTGCCATTAGTTTAACTCCTTATCTCGTTTCATTTTTAGATACTCAAGAAAATCTATTACATTAGATTCATCATTAAATTCTGCAACAGAACTAATGGTTAGATTATCACTTTTCTTTTTATCGTCAGCAAATCCACGTAGTCCCCATAGAAACGTTGAATGAGGGTCTGTAGTTGCCATTTTTATCATGCCTCTAGCTATCGTAGAGCATAATTCATATTGCTCTGTAGTCATCTTAGACTTACTATCCATAATAATACCACATGTAAATCCTTTTTGCCATGGGCTAACTATTACTTTAACAGAGTTAATTAAATTTAAATTATTTTTTTTCTTTGTCATACCAATATTTATCTACATTTTCTTTATTATAATCAATAACTTTATGTTCATAACCTCTTTTCATACTTTTTTTACCAAAGTATTCAGCTTTTTTTAGGTCATCAAATATTTCATTAGTAAATATTTTATATTCTGTGTCCTTCTTTTTTTTATAAATAACAAAATAAAGCATATCTCTATACGGGTTTAGAGTGTCGATGGCAAATAGACCCCTCAAACTACTCACCACCGAACTCTACGGCCTCCTCCTTTGGATTAGTTACAGAAGTGTACCAAATCCATTTAGGATTCTTACCCTTAGATTGCTGTTGTTGTAGCAACTGCAATTTATCTCTTCCCCAACAAGGAAGTTTGTATGGGCAGTATGAACACACAAAGCCCAGAACTCTGTTACCAGTAGGTTTACCTCTAAAAGTTTCTGCAACATCGTCATAACATCTTTTAAAAGGTTTACCTTCTTTAATCGCTTTTATATTTTTCTTAGCAGAATCTAATGCATTATTTTTATATTGCTCATGTACAGTTGGAGTCTCACAAACTGTCCATTCTCCCGTAGATTTATTAATAGCTATCCAACCACCAAAGTTTTTTTTCTGACTTTCCCCATATAAAAACCCTTGTGACGCATAACCAAAGGAATCCTCCTTGATAACCTCCAGAAATCCACCTGCATCTCCAAACTTTTTTTCAAAGGAATAAGGTGACGCACTCTTAATATCCCATATTTTCTCATCGATCTCAACATCTTGTCTACCCTCAATTGAGTCTCCATTAAACTTGTATGTAACTTTTTTCTGCTCATTTTTAATATTTACTCCTGCCGATTTCATAACAAATATAGCTAGTGCTTCAATCAAATCACCAAAAGTATTTCTCATTTTATTATTGTAAGGTTGTCCCTCACCTTTAATACCTTTAGCCTCCATTTGCAACTGGCATAATGGTCTACCTACATTTGACATTCTTAGTTCAAATTTATCATTTCTCTTTTCTGCAAACTGTTTTAGTAAGGCGTTTTTACACGCCTCACCAAATTCCTGTACAAGTTTATCATCAACCTTTACAGGATTTTTAGATACAGTATCTAAGTATTGTTGTACTTTTAACAATATATTATTCATTAAGAAGCTAGTACTTTCTCTGGTGAATCTTCTATTTCTTCAACAATCTCAGCGTCTATTTTGTCAGAACCATTAGATTTTTTTGCTCTAGCAGAGTTATATGCGTCTATAACTTCAGCATTCTCTGTATCTATTGACTCCTGGAACACCTTTAATGTTTCCATATCTGTCTCAGATAATTGTAAATTAGCATCTGCATTTACTCCTATCTCTGGGACATAAAAAACATTACCACCTTTTTTCTGTCTTTTAGTATCTAAAGAAAAAGCACAATTAAACATAAGTTTCTTTCTTTTTTTCAGAAGATCTAAAGCAGAAGTAACAGGTGTAAAAGCTGTACCAGTTACTCTGTACAGAACTGGCAAGTTTTCTACACTATGCGGCTCACCTTGTGCAGTTTTACCATCTTTAATAGATAATAAACCATACACTAACTTATAACATCGTATAGTTCTTTGCTGTTCTAGTACCTCTGGAGTAAGATTTGACCTTTCTTTAAAAGGTATCTTACCACATTTAGTACCACCTAATATGTCTATAGCTTCCTCTTTCCAACTTTTAAAGATTATAGACCTATTTACATACTCACTCTTATCTGCATCATAATGCATATATTGCATTGCACTTATGAATGGTCTTAATGAGACAGGTTTACCAAATACATTTTGACCCACACTAGCGTCAAAGGTATAGAAATGACCTACAGGTAATTGATTACCATCATCATCCTCTGGTGTACGATTGATTGCTAATCTAGGTATATTAGTTCCTGTATTAGATCCATCGTCTTGTCCTATGGCTTGCATTATTTGCTCATTGGACATTTTATTTATATTTGTTAAGTTATTGTCAGACATTTGTCCTCCTTATTATTGATTAGCTTATACCATATTTTTTGTAAAATTACAATGTTCATTTTGTCACAGTTATTTTACAAAAGGATCTATAAAAAATCCTATCAATATATACACCATTATAATTCCTACTATAGTCTCTAACATATTCTAGTTTCTCCATCTATTATTTTTACTTCTAATCCATCGGCATTTGCAAAGTAATCCCACTCTGATAAAAACTCATGATCTTTGTTAATATACAGTGTAGTTGGCTCTATCATACACTGATCTTTTAAATGTGTATATTCTAGAAAAGCAGAGTATTCATCATCAGAATATTCATCAATTGTATCGAGTGCTTCTATTTCTTTAGTCATTATACCTCCCTTCACGTAGTTCTCTTTTAATCATATCTACTTCATCTAATTTATGTTTATTGATAAACTCTCCTTGTTCTTCCCAAAAAGTATCAAGACCTAGTTTATCTAGGGCTTTACTATAGGACATACCAAGAGTAAGTCCATGTGGTGTATCATATTTTTTTAAAAATATATCAGATACATCTTTTTCATTATCTTTATAGGCAGCGTAACCAGCAGATAAAACAACTACTAGTGCCTTCTTTTCGTGCTTACTTAATTTAGCCATTGTTGACCTCCTTCATATTTAACCAATCATATCCTATTTTAAGTTCTGTGTCAAGTGGAACATTAAAATCAATATTGTAATACTGTTTTAGTGCAGGTATTACGTCTGCTGTGCCCTGTTTAAATATTTTACTCATCACATCTTCTTCACCAGGATAAACATCAGCTACAATAGAATCATGAACTGTGTTTACAAGTAAACTCTTTACCTTTTTTTCTTTCATTAGTTTGTATATATTTATACAAGCTAAAGGTACAATATCTGCTGTTGCAAAACCTTGTACAGGATAATTTTTTATTTGTGTTCCATACGTAGATCCACCCCAAGGTGTTCTCTCTGCATACGGAAAAGCATACTCTCTACCAGTTGGTAATTTAATTTGTTTAAATCTTATTGCCTCACTTTGTAGTTTCTCATGCCAAGTTTTTATATCTTTATACTTTTCTAAAAATTTAGTGTAGTATCTTTTCTCATCTTCTGTACCAGTAATACCACCAT